ACCGCCGATACCACTGTAGCCACTGATACCAGAAAAACCACTGTAGCCGCTTATACCACTTCCGGAGTAGCCTGAAATACCAGAATAGCCAGAGAGGCCGCTATAACCACTATAACCACTATAACCGCTTATACCGCTTCCAGAGTAACCTGAGAATCCGCTATAGCCCGATATACCGCTACTACCTGTTGCTCCAGAGATGCCTGAGAAACCACTGTATCCGGAGATACCGCTATAGCCCGATGTGCCGTTATTACCACTGTATCCGCTATAACCTGATGTGCCAGAATAGCCAGATGTTCCAATACCGCTGTAACCAGAAAAGCCACTATATCCTGAGATACCGCTGCTACCAGTTGCGCCAGAAATGCCTGAGAAGCCACTGTATCCAGAAATGCCACTGTAACCGCTTATACCGCTGTAACCAGAGATGCCAGAAAAACCGCTATAACCCGATACGCCAGACCCGCTGTAGCCAGAAATGCCTGAGAAGCCACTGTAACCAGAAATGCCAGAAAAACCGCTATAACCCGATACGCCAGATCCACTGTAACCAGAAATGCCTGAGAAGCCACTGTAGCCACTAGTACCGCTGTAACCGGATATTCCAGAGATTCCTGAACCACCGTTTAGTCCAGAGTAGCCGGAAAAACCGCTGTAACCAGATATACCAGAATATCCAGAAAAACCAGAAATGCCGTTTGCAACCGCAAAAATAATTTGCTGATTGTTAGCAAATCCGGTTGTGCCAGTTCCAGAAGATGAGACTAGTGAAACCGGAATTGTCCAATAGCTAGATAGGTTTGTTGGTGTTCCAGTAATTGCCCAAGTTTGTTGGTTTGCGCTATTGGTTTGATCTTGTATAACAACTTCTTCAGTTTTTTGAAGTAAAGCCAAAAATACACTGATATCTACGCCATTAGCAGCAAGTTTGCTAACGTTTAATTGCGTTGCGCTAGTTTGGGTTGCGTTATTCCACAGTATGTAATCTGTGCCAGGATCTCCACTGGTTGCTGTGGTATTGGCTTTGTAATAGTAGTAATTACTTGATATACCGCTTGCACCAGAAAAACCGCTATAACCAGAAACACCAGATCCGCTATAGCCAGAAATACCGCTGTAACCGCTGATACCGGAAAAGCCGCTATAACCTGAAATACCGGAAAAGCCACTGTAACCGCTAATACCGGAAAAGCCACTGTAGCCTGATATACCAGATACGCCACTGTAACCAGAAATGCCAGAAAAACCGCTGTAGCCTGATATACCAGATACGCCACTGTAACCGCTGATACCGGATACGCCACTGTAACCGCTGATACCGGATACGCCACTGTATCCTGAGATACCAGACCAACCACTATAGCCACTGTATCCTGAGATACCAGATCCGGAATAGCCAGATATGCCTGAGAAGCCAGAGAGGCCAGAAACACCGCTATAACCGCTTATGCCGCTATAGCCAGAAAAACCAGAAACTCCGCTGTAACCAGAGGTGCCAGAAATACCTGACCAGCCGCTGTAACCAGAATAGCCTGATATGCCGGATCCGGAATAGCCTGATATACCTGAGAAACCAGAAAGACCAGAAACACCGCTATAACCAGAATAACCCGATATACCACTGTATCCAGAAATGCCAGAAAAACCTGACGTGCCACTATAACCAGAAATGCCTGAACCACTGTAACCACTTTTACCGCTATAACCGCTAAAACCACTAAAACCAGATTGGCCAGAAAATCCAGAAAAACCTGAATATCCCGAAGTACCTTTTACATTACCAGCGTTAACTGTTGAGCCATTGGTATTGACAAGAATTAAATCGCCATTGCTGTCAATATATGCACTGGTAAAACCTGGTATTGGGCCAGTTACAGATGTTGTTCCATCACTGTAATAAAAAATTAAATCATATGTTACCGGATCTAACACCACGTTGGTAATAAATTTACCGGGCGTAACAGCGTTAGCAATCAGTGCGATGGCTACTTGTTTTGTAACACCATGTTGTACTAGTACTGTTACCTCATCGCCATTAACAGTATTGGCAACGGGTAACTGTGTTATCGACTGATCGGCCATGTATTATGTATAAGTAAAGCCACCATGTTTGGTAGCTGTTCCGAACGGAGAAATTGCAGCAACGTCAACAATACCCGTTACAGGAAATGATGGGGTTGTTGCAACAATTTGTGTTGAGTTCACCAGCGAGAATGTAGCAATAGCTCCGCCAAATTTAATGGTTGTTACATCAGTAAAGTTAGCACCTACCAATGTAACCAATGTGCCACCAGATTTTGTGCCTGTAGGTGGTGTCACAGTATAAATATACGGGAACAATACTTGCGTGTTTGGTGCCACATTACTTGCTGTATTTAAATCGCCTTGAGTGTTTCCACTAAATGGAGAGACACCTTCAATAAATACAGAATTACCCGCTTGGAAACCATTTTCAGTCATAATTTGATTGCCACCAATTGGGCCGGTAGCAATAGATACATCTGGACGCGGAAAACGTAATGCGATGTTTTCAGTTTGACGAGCTGGCAAACGCCATGGGTCAAAATTGTCTAAATCTTCTTGACAAACTCGCATGCCGGGAAAGTTTGGGTCAGGCATTAAGTCTACATAAGCAAACTTCCTGTTGCAGCGGTCGCAGACCGCCACAGACAGGACAGAATTACCTCGAGTATCGATGTAGACAGACATTTATCTGCCTTAAGCGGATTGACCGTCGTTCTTGATTAAAAAACCACCAGCAAAAATACTTGCATAAAAAGGGCCACCTGTATTTGTTTTTAATTGATATTGAATATCTGTTCCACCGGGATGTGCAATAGGTACTGTATAAGGAATATTAAAAATTTGAACAAAAGGTGATTGACTTAAAATGTTAGTATTTCCGCTGAAATTTACTAAATAGCCGTTTTGATTATCTCCGGTAACAGGCAAATTAAATTTATTATATTCAGCAAAAATCATAAAATTGCTGGATGTAAACCCAATGCTTGCGTTTGCTTGAATGTAGCTCAAATAAAATGTATAACCGTTTGGAACGGTATATAACGACATTTGAGTTTGACTAATACCGGGGTTAATTTGTGCATAAAGATTTGTGCCATTTTTGCATGTAATAGTACCAGCATTAACACCGTTTGTTACAAACAATCCATTAATTCTAAAATAAGAGTTAACAGACGTTACTGGTGTTGTACCATTTAATGTAATATATTCAGACAACAAATTATAATTTGCATCTAATCCTTGGATTTGAACGGTTTGTGTATCTGTGGTAGTAGATACCAAAGTCATTTGAACAGCTGAACTTGGATATGCGTATGTACCACCAGATTGCGTTAAACCTTCCCAACATGGGCCTAATGCGGTGCTTCCAACTTGTGTAGAATAGCCAAAAAGTTCAACGTTTGTGTGTCCGGCAATTTGGTTTCTTCCAACCTGAAGGTCAAATGGTTCGTATGCACCCTGTACTGTAACAGAGGGCATTGCTGCTGGTTGTAGATTTGTTACTAAAGACATAATTAATTTCCTTTAATGTTAAATAGGGGGGATTACTCCCCCTAGGTAATTAATTAGTTGTTTGTGTAACCAGAACCGTAAGCAGTGATTGTGCCATCAACGTTACGTGGTGTGTAACGAACGCTCAATGTGCCAACTGCACCCGCATCAGCTGTAAAGCTAACAGTTACGTCATTAACGCCAACGTTTGCCAATAAACCAACAACTGAAGAAGATGAACCAAAAGTAATGTTGTTGAGACCAGCTGCATCAGATAATGTGCCAACAGTAGTGCCAGCAACAGTTACGTTTGGAGTAGCTGGGGTGTTAGCTGCAGTAGTAAAATAACCTTTAACGTCAGAAATAATTGAACCAGCTGGGATTGTTACAGTGGTTGCTGTGCCGCCAACAATTGCTTTTTGAACTGTACACTCAGCTGCGCCAGTGTTGTCTGGAGCGATTACGCCGTTGTTTGTTGGGTTGTTACGCTTGAAAATGCGAATGGGGGTTGTAAATGTAGATGACATGTTTGATTCCTTATCTTAGTGGGTGTCCCAAGCTGTCTCTAAGTCGTCACTACCGGGAAGGGTCGGCGGTCAGAATGGGATTATCTTCCTATAACTACTAATGCAAATATAAGGGAAAAGTCGCCCTAAACAGGGTACTTATTGGACTTTTTGACGTTTTCTTCGCCAGGAATGACACGCAGATTGGAGAAAGTGTGCAGACCGGAAACATTTTTGCCTTGAAGTGGAATAATGTGGTCTACGTGGTGGGGAATGCCAGATGCTTGAGTAAGCATAGCGGCAAGTTGATATTTTGCTACGATAAGATGGACATCAGGATCCCATTTTGGGGTGCGTTGCAGGATTGTGGCTTTACGCTTAGCCTGATAAGATGCGCGTTTGTCTTTGTTATTTGCAAACCATTCACGATTAATAGCATTGTGGGTTTCTATATTTTCTTGTCGCCATTTTGCTTTTGAATCTGCTGCTTTTTCTGGGTTAGATAAAGCCCAAGCACGAGCACGTTCTTTTACCAACGTTTTATTTCGCAGGTACCATTCTTTTTTAAGACGTTTTGCGTTTTCTAAATCTCTTGCCATACATCTACTAATGCAAAAAACCCAGCTTTTTGGGCCGGGTTTTTTGACTTTTTACAACTTTTTTGAAGCTAATTACAGACCAGCTGTGCCGTATACATTTCTTGCATCGTGCCATCCAGTCGCGTAGCGCTCAGTTGCCTTGTAGCGCATGGAATCAGTCTCGAAGTCGCCTTCCATAGATTTCTCCATTGGACGACGCATAACGAGCATGAGACCATTCTCAGCATCAGTCTGAACCCACCAAGCTTTGCTAGAGGACAAACGTGTAACCACGTGTGTGCCTTTAGGCAACATGCCTGTTGATTTGATTGGGTTCAAATCGTTGTCAGCTGTACCAGAACGGAGAACTGACTTCAGAATTACTTCTGATTGGAACTCGAGTGCTGGTGGAACAACTAACTGCTCTGCCTTCAAACGGATACGCTTACCGTTGTTGTCAACAGCAGAACGAATTTGAATCAACATCTGTTCAACAGAAGTTTGGCTCAAAGAAGCAGCTGTAGATAACTGGTTAGAGTAAGAAGCGCCGTTAGCGATTGGGTGAGCTGTAGAGATCAAAGTAACACCATCGCCACCAGTGTAGCCGCTTGTGAACGCAAAGTTCAACAAGTTAGCGCACAATGTTTCCTTAGTTTCAATCATAGACTGAGCTAAGTGCTTAGCGAAAGTGCTGCCGATACGGATGTGATCGCCGTCTTCCATCAAAACCTTAGTCAAGGCGTATGCCAAGCCATAGATTTGGTAGATGAATCGGGTGATGTACAATGTACCGCCTTGATCGTAGCTAACTGGAGTGCCATCAGGCATCGCAGGAGCTGCGTTCATACCATAAAGCATTACTTCTTCATGGTAGTTACGTGGAATACCTTGGATCTGTTCTACAAATCCTTTCCACTCGTCGTCGCGTTGTTCATAAACGCCATCAAAGACTTCGTTGATAATCGGCTCGACTACCGCACGAAAGTCCGTACTGCGCATTGGGGTTGCCATTTGCTAGTTCCTTTCGTTGTTAATTAAACCGAGATCGACGGAGCGACCAATTGGCTGTTAGCGATTTGTACTTGAACGATTGTGTATGCATCGCCCCAAGCGTTGGTTTGACCAGCTGGGAATGCAGTTTCACGTCCGAGTCCAACAACTTTAACTTGACCTTGAGCGCCTAGAGATACTGAAGTAGCAGCTAGAGCTGTTTGGCTAAAGCCAGCACCACCGTTACCGATAGAGTAACCTACGGTTGGGTTGTTAGTGGCATCAAAGTTGTACTCTTGTCCGATTGCTGAAGGCAATACGGAACCGTTTACTTGAGCTTCATAAACGATTGCTGGATCTGTGAAGAGCCAGAATACGATTTGTGTAGAAGCATCAAGAGTTGTTTTAGCAGCCCACTTAGCTACAGAACGACGACCTTGTGAGTCGGTGAACTCTACACCGTCGAACACGCCGAAGAAACGGCTTGTTGCGGCAGCAGTAGCTGCGGGAACTAATTGACCAGAACTGTTGATTTCAACAGGCTGGTATTGGTAAAAAGCCTGACCTGTGGTCAAACCGTAAGGAGCGCTATATGTGTTGTCAGTAGCAGCTTGGAAGCTGTTTGTGCCAACAAAAGGGGTCGCACGGTCTAAACCACTTGGGTGAAACGCAGGCTTCAGACCAAAGGGTTGATATGTCGTAGACATTAAAATTTCCTTTGTTTTTGAAGAATGTTATGAGAAACGAATGTTTTTATTATTCGCCTTTGTGGTTTCCTTTTCCATTTCTAAAAGACCACCCTCCAAGTGGCTACGGCCGCCCTTATTACCTTCAGCTGCACCACGGACATTTGCTGTAATGTTTCGTTGGTGCTCGAGGGGATCCTCGAGGTGGAGCATGCGCATAACTTCTTGATAGATGTCCTCTGGTAACTTAAAGAGAACCAATTCGTTACAACTAACACAGCCTTCAAACTTGCCTGAATTCATTTTGCCTAGTCCTTCAAAGCCTTTACCTAATTCCGAAGCTTTAACTGGCTCATAACCCAACGCCATACGTTTGTCGATACTGTCGTAAGTATTGGTTGTTGACAACCAACACAAGTGCATCCCGGGAATGATCCCCGCGGGAAGATCGGGCAACGCACTATTTGCCCACTTGTCTCTAAACGCATCAAGGCGTTCACGACGTGCAATATCATCGGGATCTGCAGTAATTGCGCGATCCATAACTTCTTGTGCTCGGTCCGCTAAGCGGTCATCTAAGTCACGTTTAATTCTTGTATTTGCCATTTTGTTTATTCCCTATTTTGGCGGTCATACGATGCGTATGCCCGGATCATTTTGTTTCGTCTTTCTACATCATCCCAAGCACCAGCGTCTTTAATTGCCTGAACACGATCACGTGATAACGTGATGGTTCCAGGTTTTGCTGATGCTGTGTTTGCTACTCGGCTAGAAGCTGTTGGGCCTGCCATACGAGATTTTTTACCTTCGCCTTTTCCTGCATAGCGATGGGGCAAACGGGCCTGTAAACGATTATCTAACTCTTCCCAATACTCGGAATCACTAGGATCCCAACCATCGGCGGCAAGTTCTTGATCTATTACTTTGGCAATTTTACTATCGGTATCTCGAGCCTGTGGATCATACCAATCATTTTTCTTTAGCCACTTAGCTGCTTTTTTCTGTACATCTTCCGCTACCGGATTTGGTACATTTTGCTTAGGGGCCTTAGCTTGCTCGAGTTGTTGTTTCTTGTGATACTGAGCTTGTTGCAGACGTTGCTTAGCTTCTGTCAATTGCTCCAAATAATCAACTTGAGCCGCGGCATCACCATTTTGTGCAGCTTGTAGCATCTTCATTTTGGCATACTCAACGCGAGTAGCTTCATCTTCGATAGACTTATCAAGCTGTGCAAATTGGTAAGAAGATGCTGTATTTTCTACAGCAGCCAAACGTCTGGCTAATTCTTCATTACGCTTCTCAAGTGCACTAATCTTGTGTTTGGCTGACGCTTCACGTTGCTTAGCTAATTCTTTTTTTAGCTTTCGCTCTTCTCTGCGCGCCTCGCGAATTTTATCGCGATCTTCATCGGTTTCTGCATCATCAAGTTCTTGATCTGCAGCTTCCGATTCTGCTTTTACTTCTTCTTCTTCCGCTTCTATTTCTTCTGGAAGTTCAACTTTGGCAATTAATGTGCCGTCTTCCAGTTCCTTTACGGGAACATCTTTTTCTTTATCTGCCATACTTTTCTTTCAAAAGTTAATCTACAAACGCTTTCATTTTCTGCGCATATTCAAAATTCTTAATGCGAGAAATAATTTCACGTGCCTGAAGTGTAATAAACACCACTGGGGCGCCACCATCTTCTGGGTTAACAACAAAACGGTCACCGCCGTACTTGATAGTACGTACTAGATCGCCTTCTTTACACCAAGGACCTTCCGGCCAAGGGGTTAAATCAGCATCTAAGTTACGGTATGCCAAAGGACCAACTTGGATCACTTTTGCAACTGTTTCATTGAATCGTAACGTTTGTTTGGTCTCATCAACTAAGATGATTCCACCCTTGCTGGTTGTTTTTTCGCGTCTTAGTTGTACTAAAACTCGGTCACCAGCTACCTCAACACCAGTGTCCAATACCGGAAAACATTCTTCTTCCGATCTTGTATCTGGTTCGTCTTTTTGGTTTACATCAAACACTGTTCAGTGCTCCTATGACCTCTACAGGTCTTCTTCGTCTTCCGTCAAAATTTCGTTGACGATGTCCAGGGTCAGTTTTAACCCTTCTATTTTGCCGATTAAATACTGGTAATCTTCAAATGTATGAACATTCGTCCCAGCGGTGACGGCTTCCGCCAGTTTTGCTTTTTCATCACGCGTACGCGTAATAACTTCAGAGATAAAGTCCTTCATAATTTAACTAATGCAAAAGAATGAAGGAATCCGCCCTAATTAATAGAAATTTCCACCTTTTAATTCGTTCAAGTTCTTACCTGGACCGATTGGCTTGGCATTTTTTAATTTACCTTGTGCTGCGCCAGTTTTCCAGTTGTTGTCACGATGTGAGCCAGAAGCTCCTTGTTCAACTTTCTGATCTGGACCGCCGGCATAGCCTGGGGTACCAGTCATCTTGTAGGCTTTCTTAAAGCCGAGTTCTTTTTCCATTATTGTGCTCCTGTTGGGGGTGTTTGGGGTTGTTGTTGGGCTGCTTGTTGTTGCTGTACTAAAGTTTGTTGATGCTCTTGGTTAGATAATTGAGCTTGTTGTTGAGCATCAATTTGTGCTTTTGCTTGATCAGCTTGTTGCTGAAACATTTGTTGCTCAACACTAATACCATGTTGGCGAATATCCGCTTGAGCTTGGTGTGATGCTTCCATTGCTGTCATGTTTTGCTCGTGCGCAAGTGCCATTTGGTCAGCAGTTAGTCCAACGTGCGCTTGTAAATTAGCAATACGTTCACGAGATGCGTTATTAATGTCTGCCATAGCAATTTGAGTTGCAGTGCGATTGGCATCAATAGTAGTTTGAGTTTCGTATTTGGCTTTAAGTTCAGCAACCATACGCTGCAAATCAGCAACACGGAAGTCGTACTCTTGCTTGTCTTTTTGCATATCCAGTTGCATCTTGGCTTGTGCTTCAGCAGCTTTACGTTGTGTTTCTGCCTGTTGTGTTTGCAAAATAACAGAAGCAGTTGGATCAGACATAGCAGCTTGTTGCATTTGAGCTTGATGTGCTTGCTGTACTTTTTGAGCCAATTGACTAATTTGTTGTACGTACTGCGCCATATTTTGCTGAGAATCTTGAGAAACCATTTGTGAAGCCAATGCCAAAGCTTGTTGCGCTTCAATGTTAAGCGGTTTTTCTTGATGCAGTTCTAGCGTATCGCGACCGCCAGCAGCCTGAGCCACATAAGAACGCATGGATTGCAAATAGTGCAATGTCAAGTGCTGTTTGATGTGTTCCAGTGCATGCGGGGCAAACGCTGGTCCAATAACCGGATTGCCGCCGTATGCCGGATCGTTAGCATACGCTAAGTGGATCTTAATGTGAGCAATATGGTCTTGGTCAGGATACGCAGCAGCTGCGTGACCCATAGTCATTGACACGTTCTCAAGTGCTGGATTGGATTCGTTTGCACCTAATGGGTTTGGTAATACTTCTTCCAAGTTGGGTACTTTTAATTGCTCTAACACACGACGGTATACCGCACGCATGTCAAATAAACCAGGTTGAATCTGGTTGCCCTGAGTAGCCATCTGTAAAAGGGCTTGATTCTGTGCAAGACGTTGTGTCTCAGAAAAAATGTTTGGATCAGATACTGGGCGAATGTCGTTGTTTGATGCAAAGTCACGAACTTCAATCTCTTCACCAGACTGGTTGTCCATCTCTGGCAAATACCAGTGATTTAAACGAGAGATAATAGCCAAAGACTTGGCTTGTGAGCGATGCATACGAGCATGAATGCTCGAGAATACTTTAGCACCTTGTTCGATCAACGCTTGCGCGGTACCAACAGGCATGTTGTTGTTTGCTTCACCAATCTTCTCTTCAGAAGTAGTAACAACACCTTTAGCAGCATCAGTTAACCAACCAAGCAACTCCATAAGGACTGCGGATGGTGGGTTGAACGGCATTGGCATGGCGATCTTACGCACATCATCAACACCAGGAGAGCCTTCAATTTCAACTACTTGAGTGGGTTCAATTCGGTCGCTTTGGCCACCAATTCGTCCACCTTTGAGTTTAAGCATTGTCTGACTGTTGTTGATATGAGCAGCATCAAGCAGAGAACGTAAAGTGCCAGTAAGAGCAGCAGACAAACCGCCAATAAGATGGGGGAGGCCAATAGCATAAGCACCGCGCCAAGGAATGAATTTGTACTCAACGTACCAATCCAGTTTTGTGAGTTTTTCATCGCCTGATTCCCAGTTACGATACAACGCTAAAACTTCACTGGTTGTTTCGTCAATTGTTAAAATGTATGGTGCACGACGGCCTTCGGTTTCAGGATCATCGTCTAAACGAATGAAGCAAGTAATCTCATAGATGCGGCGCAATCCATCAATATTTTTAGATGGCTCAGACTTGCCTTCGATTTTGTCGTTAGCTTGTTGTGAACGTGTTTGTTCTGTGAGTGGCGCATCAGAGCTATATGCGCTATCAATGTCGCGGTAAACACCGGCTTCAACACGTTGTAAGAAAGTGTCTTCAGTAATGTCTTGAACTTCAGTTACACGAGGAGAAGTGTAGAAGTTTGTTGATGCGTATGGTAGCAAG